CTGGGGCGCCCGGCAGTGTGCATGTGTTGGTGCTCCCGCCGACCCACGTTGCGTTCACGCATTTGGCCGTTGGAGCCGAAAACGTAATCCCAGGGCAGGGCAGCGACGCCAGAATGAGGAACAGGCTAATTCTGGACATACGCGATAACGCCGTTCACCGAAGCCGAGGCGAAAATACACATTGCGTCCGCCGCGGTTGCCGTCACCGCGAGAGCCCGTCCCGGCTGTCCGTTCACCACCCAACCGCCATTCGCAGTGATGTTCGCGCCGAGCGCTGCGGTCGCGCCGCCCAGCATGCCCGTGGGGCTCGTCGCGCACGCATTGCCGCTGGTCGCGCTCTCGACCAGGTTCACGTTTGTTATGCCGGCTTGCGGCGGAAAGAGGATCTCGCAGACATACACCTTTTTGGAGGATGCCCCGGCCACGATCTGCGTGTTCGATGAGACGTTGACGACGTAATAGGTCCACGCCGACCAGCCGCACGGGTCCATGTAAGGCGCTCGGAGGTTCGTTCCGTCTGTGACACCGAACTGGGTTGCGCCTGCCGGGACGGCCGAGCCCGTCGCGCCTTGCCCCGCGGCTGCGACCGCCGTATTGTCGCTCGCGATCGCTACCCGCTGAGCGCCTGTGCCGGAAGTGCCGTTCCCCATGAGAGGCGTCACGCCGTTGATCTGACTTTCATTCACCGATTGGTTCGACGGCAGCGCGACGGAGTCCGGTGTTACGAGTAACTTCGTCATCGACGCCGCACCCTGAATCGTAATCACGTCAGAGGACGCGGATCCTGCCGTCCCGGGCGCGGGCTGTTTCGCTGCCGTCGACGCGCCGGCCGGAAGCGGAAGCGACGTGGCGCTGACTGGCTGCGTGGTCGCACTGGCGTCCGTTTTAACCGCGCCTCCGGCTGACACCGTCGCGACATTCGTCCCGCCCGAATCGACGATCTTTGTTTTCTGCGTGCCGCCGGTCAGGGTTGCATCGAGGGCGAATCCCGCGATCGCGGCCGGCGGAGTCAAGGCCGTGACCGTGGCGGATGGAAGGATCACGGGTACGGATGCCGCGGCCAGTGCCTGCCCGAGAGAGGGCGTTTTCGTATCTATGCTCGAAAGGCTCGTCTGGGCTGTAGTCTGAGCCGCACTCGTTGCGGCGCCGGTGGGGAGCGGAAGAGATGCCGCGCTCACAGGAACCGTACCGAGGACGCTCACGGGCATGTTGCCCGCCCAGGTAACCGAGATCGTCCCAGCGCCGGGATAGCCCGAGCATGTGTAAACAGCCACCATCGAATCGCCCGTCGCGTAAACGGCGCTGGACGGGATAATGTTGAATTGCTGATTGGAACTCGCAGGCGTGAAAGCCTGCGTTGCCCATACCGTCCCCGTCGCCCCGCCCAGCGATTCCTGATACGCCAGCGTGATCTGGCAACCCGAGGGGGAGCCGGTAATGCCGCTGCCGACGATTTCGAGTGACCCGTACCCGGAGTTGTTGGGCAGGAGAATTGCCGAGCTGGTCGCAGTCCCGGTTGCGGCGGTCGTGGTGAACAGAACCACGCGAGACTGACGGACAACCGGATTCTGCGCGAGACCGAGCGAGGAGAGCAGGATTAGTGGGGCAGCGAGTCTTTTCATTTGGATAAGGTCACCGTGTAAGTCGCCGAGCCGAGAGTCACGCTCGCTTCACTCCAGTTGCAGACCTCGACCGACACGGTGCCGGAGCCCGTTACCTTCGCGTGAGGAACCACCCCAGCCGCCAGATTGATCGAGGTCCCGGCGGCTGCCGCATTTCCCGGCGCAGCCCCCGACAGAGCAAAATTGCCGGTAGTCGCGCAGTCGCCGTCGACGATGGTCCCGAGGGTGGCCGTCGCCGAGGCCGAGGGCAACGTCGTTACTGTCGGCTTCCCGGTGAGGTCCGCGTATGCACCCGTGGCAGCCACCGTCGCGAGCCCCAGATTCGTGCGGGCCGTCGATGCGCTGACCAGATCGGAGAGATTGGACGCCGCGGCCAGGCGCGCTGTGAGAGCGGTTTGCAGATCGGTTTGACTGGAAAGTGTCCCGGTGATGGAGCCCCACGAGGAAACGGCCGCGCCACCGGGCAGCGGAAACCACGAGGACGGTGAAGACGCCGGCGTGTTGTTCAGGTTCGCCGCCTGCAGGCTGATGTAGGGCAAGCCGGAAGAAATAACGAGGTCCTGCGAATTGTAGGGGACGGTCGAGCTCCACGCGCCCGCGTAACGCAGTTTGTTCGAGAAGAGCCAGCTCGTCGTGACGTTGATCTGGTTCGGATTATTGGTCGGATTGGCCGGATTCGTGACGGACTGCGGCAGCACGACCCGCACGGAGATCGCCAGCGCGGCGAGAGCGAAAGCGACGAGAACAGCGCAGCGAGCTAATCTGGACGTCACGCCATCTTTATTCGACCTGATTACCCAGGGAACACTTCGACGCCCACACTGTACGTGTAGCTGCTGCTGTCCCCGTGGGTCACCTGTACGTCCCACGCGCAGGGCAGCGGTCGCCCAACCGTTTCCTTGACGTCTCCCACCGCTGCGGCGTCATTCGGCATCAGTTCGTACACGTAGATGCCGGTGGCGAGGATCGCGGCGGCGCCCGCGTTCATTTTCGCGGCCACACCCGATGCCAGATCGTAGCCGCGAATGAAGACCGTTAATCCGCCTGAGCCGCTCGCGGCTGTGATCGAGAGGTACACCCGGATGCATTGCTGGCCAGCATCTTTACTGATCGCGCTGGTGGTCGTCGCGGTGCGCGCGGCGCTCGGCAGCAGGGTTCGTCTTGTCTTTGCGTCGTTCATCTTCAGGACTGCGGAACAACGTAGTAAACGAAGACTTCGATAACGCCGGCCGTCAGCGGGCCGGTCGCGATGAGAATGGAAATCTGGCCTGCAGCCGACATCTTGACCGGCGCTGCCAGGGTCGGGACGCCGTTCAGGAGCGCCGCCAGTGTGAGCGAGGCCTTCGCTGTAGCGGCGAGAATTGAGGTAGTGGTCGAGCCCGCGGTCGTGCCGATGCCAACAGTGGCGGATCCAGCGGCGGTTACCGCCGCGATCACGTTGACGGTGGCGCCGACAAGGATGGCGTTCGCCGGAATGGTCGCGTTCAGGGCAGGCGTGCAACTTGCTCCGCCGTCGGTCGCGAAGCTGTAAACCGCGTGAGCGACGCCGAGCGTGCCGAGGCCAGCGGCCGTCCCTGGCCCGGTCGAGATCGCGCCGGACTTGTTGATCGAAAAGAGGACAACGCCCGCCGGAGTGACAATTTCGAAAGCATCGACCGATTGCGCGGTTGGCAGGACGATTTTCATCGGCACAACAGCGCCCGCCCCGACTGAGGGTTCGTGGCCCGCACCGCCGGCGCCCTGCGCGACGACGTGCAACTCCCGGAACCGCGAAGGTTTCTGTGTCGTTCCAGCCATGGGTTTCCTTTTACGAGCTTGGTACGCCCGCGATGCCGTAGAAGCCGTTGTAGCCGACGCTGAAGCGCATCCAGCCGGCCGTCTTCACCGAGCGCGAATCGAAGTCGATGTCGTGGACGGTGTTGAACGGTTCACGGTTGTAAAAGCGCAGCTCAGTGTCGCCTGGGTCCCCTTCGACGAACCACGCGTCGGGGTCCGTGAGGTAGTCCCAGACCATCCAGGACTCGAAAGACGGGAGCCCCGAGCGCCGTTTGAAGGCATTGATCGCGCGGTTCGCGGTGTCGGGCCGGGTGTCGCCTCCGAGCAACTCCGCCCCGATGAATTCCAGGTTCTGCGGGAAGATCGCCTTCTTCGGCGGGATGCGCAGTTTCTTGCCGCGGTGATCGACCGTCGACCGCATCAGCGTCAGCACCAGCTGCATCGACGTAACGTCCGGATCGGTGGCAAACGAGAGCCGGTTCGACTGCGTGCCGCCGCCGATCAGCGGATGCGCCGTCGAGAATAGCGAGACGCCATCGGGTCCGGTTGCGCTGGTGAACCCCGTGTTGAAGGGATTCGCGGCCGTGACCTCTTTCGTTTCCTTGCCCGAGCGGCCGAGTTCGGTGGCGAGCTTCTTAACCACGCCGAACTTGTCGTCGTCCATCGCCACCTTCGTGACGCGGAAGCCCAGGCCATACTGCGCGTGGACGTAAGTCTTGTTGAAACCAGGCAGAGCTTCGTCGTACCGGGTGTCGCCGCCCTCGGGGATCACGGCCATCTGTCCGAAGCCGGTCACTTCCGTGGTCTGCTCGATCGAGCGCGTCGAGGACTCCATCCGGTAGACCTCGCTGAACTCGTCGGGGAACTGCGAGTACTTCGTCATCACGACTTCATCGATTGCAGGCAACATGCTCTGCAGATAGAGGTCGGGGAAAAGCGTACGAATGAACATTTGAGTGTCCTCTGCTTGAAGAAATCGTTAAGTCGACGTCGACGCGTTGGCGAATGCGTGCTTGTTGATGCTGACTTCGAGGATTGCGTTGACGCCCTCGACGTTGGGCCCGATCATGGCAATCTGGCGGATGCGCAGATCGAGCGATGACGTGGTGGCCACCGTAGTGGAATCCACCTGCATGGCGCTCATTTTCGTCGTCGCCGAACCCGCCACCAGCTTCACGTTGGCGTTTTGGCCGGCAGCCACAGCCGTGGTCATGCTCGTCGCCCCCTGCGCCTGTGCGATAAAGATGCAGTCGATTTGATCGGCGACCGGGTGAACAGAGGCCGTCGAGGCGGGGCCGTAGCCGATCGCGGAGCCGAGCCAGAGCGACGTGCCGGGTGTGAGCTGCGAGCCCGACTGAATCCGCGAGAGGTTGTACGTCGGGTTCTCAGGCAGCGCCATTGGCGTGCCCCCCGTAAGGTGGCCAACCAGATCGAAATGGAAGATCGGGTTGGCGTCCGCGGCAGCCTTGCCGTACTCGGTGACGCTGAACGGAGATCCGCCGGCGCGAATGATCGGCCGGAAGCCAAATGGAGAATTCGGGTTTGCCATGTTGACTACAAGTTCCTCTCTGCTGTTCTACTTATCCGGAGATAAGGTGTGCGTTGTTCTGCGCCAGTGGTCACTTCTGCCTTTCGACTGTGAAGCCGGTGTCGCGTTCACGGCCCAGATAGGTGCCGGTCAGTTCCGCGTCTTCGAGGTCCCCAGCTGCATTCGACCGAACGCGCTCGCCTTGTCCGAGAACTGAAAAGCCGCTCGCGCCGCCGTCGCGGATCGCGCGCGCAGCCTGATCCTCGAACTGTTCGGCCGCCTCGCGCACTTCCTGATCGGACATATCGGAGAAGTGACGCCGCCGGGCTTCCGCCATCCGGAGCGGGATTTCGCCCATGATGAGCGTCCCGACCTTGACCGGATCGCCGCGCTCGTCTTTCACGATCACGTAGCCGCGAAATCCGAGCACCCCGATACACCGTTCGCTGAGAAACTTGGGAGCCATGCCCGGTGTGCCGTATCGCATCACCGCCTCTTCCATCGGTTTCGCGAAGATCATGGCGTCGGAACGATCGGCTTCCACTTCCACCGTGCGCTGCGGAATCCTGAGGATGCGATCGCGAAACGCGGCCGAGACGGATTCTTTTCCGAAACGCGCGATAGCCGCGCGCAAGCCCTTCTGCATGATGGGATCGGGGACGGCTTTCTCCTCGAGGAGCAGAATCGTTTCGGCGGTGGTGTTGGCGTACTCTTCGAGGCCGATGCGCTCGATGGTGGCCTTCATGGCGGGGCACGTAACCAGGAGCGGATCCGGACCGTACACTACGCGCGAGTAAGTCGGTATCGCGTCGCCGAATGTCTTGCGGTCCCACTCGTCGGAAAGGAAGTCGGTGACGTTGTCCGCGGTCGATTCCCGGGGCTGGAGATCGAGCCCGAGATCGGTGGCCAGCGTTTTCTCGGCCGAAGCGACGTCGAGGCGCCGTTGCCGATCGGCGAGGATGCGCTTGTTCCCCTCGGTGGCGGGATCGTTCGAGGCGGGGCGGGGAGCTGGTCTGTTCCTGCGGTTACCGGACATTTTCGGTTCCTCGTCCCCGGGTGTCGATGAAGTCCCGCCAAATCAAAATCCCCAGCACCACTGCTGAGGCGCAACGCGTAAAGCTCACCACGTGGGGCGGATTTGGCTGTGCCACCTGGTAGCCGAGTGCCCATG